TTCTCATCGGGTGTACAATTGATATTGAATATCAACTATTTAACCGATATGGGGACTAAAATAGGGACTAACGATTAAAGAGAGTCATAGCTTCCTGTTTTACTTTGTCTGCTATGTCAATATAGGGTTTCATGGACTTGTAATCTCTGTGACCTGTCCATTTCATCACAATATTAGGTGCGATGCCTAGCATGAGTGCATTGCATATAAAGGTTTTCCTTCCGCAATGTGTGCCGATTAATTCGTGTTTGGGATGTATCTCATCTATTCTTTCCGAACCCTTGTAATAGGTTATGCACACCGGTTCATTGACTTCGCAAACTGCACATACTTCTTTTATGTATTTATTCATCCGTTGGTTTACAGGAACAGGAAGCGCATAGATACCCTTTATATCCTTGTATTTGTCCAATATGGTTTTAGAGTACTTATTAAGCTCTATCTTTAATGGCTCGTCTGTCTTAATCGTTGTGGTGGTAATATACCCATCGAAGACGTCAGCTTTCTTAAGGTTCTTCACATCAGAGTATCGCAGGGAGGTGAAGCACTGGAAACAGAATACGTCTTTCGCGATTTCGAGATGAGGCTCATCCGGGAATGATGAGTTGTACACTCTAATTAATTCGTCCCATTCGAGGTATATCACCTTTGACGGAATCGTTTTCAGTTTTTCTTTGAATGTCATAAATGCAAGTTCTTTATTAATCCCTTTGTCCGCTGCCCATCTGAGAAACCATTTGGTCAGATTGATATACTTCTTCGCGGTACGGTTCTTCATTCCGACTTCATTATCTATCTCTACGTTCATCAAGTAGTCAACGAGCTGGGATAATCCTTCGTGTGTGAGGTCTGCAAAGGTAAGATTGGGGGCAAACTTCTTTAAATGGTTCATTGTGGTTTTGTGCCTCTTATATGTATTCTCGGACCAGCTGTTTTCTTTACCCTGCTCCGTAATGAATTGCATATAGTAATCGAAGATGGTTTTTTCTTCTTTTTCTGCAATTCTCCCATTCCTTCTATTGACTTCATTCCGAAATTCATCTGTGGAGGGTATATGCTCGGTTTGCTCGAAAAAGAAGAAGGCGTCATTAATCAGCTCTTCGAATCGGTTTATCTCGGCATTGATGGTCGATGCCGGTACCTTCTTCTTTCCATGGGTAGTGTTTACCTTGCATCGCTGGGCTTCAGCTACCCACTTGTTGTTGTCTACTCGATAGCCAATATTGAAGGCTACTGTGTTGCCGTTCCACTTAATCCTATATCGGAGTTTGGAATCGGGCTTGCCTTTCTCCTTGTCCAGGAGAAAGGTAGTTGTTCGTTTGATGTTCATATGCTATTCCATATTAAAAATAAAAAAATCAAAATATTCATCGGATCGTCTTATTTTTAGAGTCCATCTATTTTTTAATTCTTTATCAGGCTCAAGAATTATACTAGTATATAAGCCGGATTGTAATTCTATGCATGAGGTGTATACATAATTCCCTTTTTCATTTATATGGTAATCTTTAATTTTATAAGTAAAGGCTGTATAGCCTGATATTTCAATATTAACGATTTTGTTTTCGTATACATTTATAAATGCAGTATTCGAAGGAAATTTATTGCTAGGGGTCTGAATCAAATTAGATATAACTTTTGATTCTAATATAGCATGCCTTCCTTGTATCAGTTGTGAAAACGATAAAGTAGGAATTATAACGAAGATTGATAATAATAGATATTTCATAGTGAATTTGTTATTTTTTAATTTTGATAAATTTAAGTAGGCAAGCTAGACATTTACCAGAAGATGCTGTAGTAATAACAGTATTAAGTTGTCTTATATGCTGGTGCTTATTTTTGAGTTGACTGGTTATTAATCTCTTTAATTCCTCTTTCGATATTTTGTAAGAGGCTGATACTTCGTCTTTGGTTTTCAGTGATTTGCTGAATTGCATTTTCTAATAATTCGATTTGTTTTGCTTGGTTGCTGATATGCTGGTTTATCTTCCAATACCAACATAGGAGTTCGCGACCTAAAATAAATACAAGAGCAATTGCAGCTATAATTGTGACTGATAAGATGATTCGTTCCATAATTAATTGATTTTTAATTTAACAATAACGTTGGTGTTATTCGTGGTTGATATTTTGATTATATTCTTTTAGATTGAAACATTTCTTAGAGGCCTTATGCCCGTTGCATTTAACAAGAGTAAGGCATTGTCTTTTTTGTTTGTCTTCATTTTGGTTTACTGGTTCATTTTTGAATTCACCCATCAACCTTTCCAGCTTTTCTATAAATACGTTCATCATTTAAGTATTAGTATCAACTAAACACTAAACGAATATGTTTTGTTTAATTATTATATAAATTAAGCTGTTTTTCTTAATTCCGCAAGAAGGTCTGTAATCCCTTCTAACTTGTCAACTGAAGATTGAGTATTGTTGTCTATGCTTTGAAGCCTCTTGTTAACCATACTCATGAATTCAACCAATACGTTTCGGAAGAGGCTTTCTGCTAGAGCTTCTTCCTCTTTTTCCTCATTTGGCGATGAGGCTACAATCATCTCTCCTTTACCTCGTAGTAACCATTCGGCAGACACTTTCGGAAAGGCTTCAAGAAGGATGGCTATTGTATCATAAGTAATAGATGCACCCTTATTAATTTGACGAGACAATCGGACTTGTGTAGAGCTTTCTCCGTTAGCCAATTGGTTGATATTAGAATTATAAAAATTCAATACCTCTTTAAATCGAGACCTTAATTCTTCTTCCATAATGCTATTTAAAATTAATCTAAATAAACAAATACAACGAAACTTTTATTCAAAAACGTTTGTTATGTATACATATTCATTTAACTTTGCATCCGTAACCAATCAACAATCGGTTGCAAAAGGGTATAAAAATGGCTGTACGACTGTTTGCCGTACTATCCAATCCAAATCCGCTGCAAATATAGTGCAGACATTTTTAATATCCTAAAAATCAGATTAAAAAATAGACGATACGGTTTAGTGGTGTTTACCGTAAATTAGGACATAAATAAAGCTCTTGCTAAGTATCAGCCAAACACCAATTATGCTGAGAACAGCGAGGGCTTTTGTTTTTAAGGCTTATGGATAAGGAAATAGCAATAAGGATTAAGAAGTCTTTACTTGGCAACAAGAAAAAGGTAACAATAAGTGATGGAGATCGTGAAATATCAAAGGAATCCTATGTAAGGAGAGATTTTAATGATAAAGAATGTAGCTTGCTTGAAATAGTCAAAGATGCGGTAGATTCATTCGAGCTGATCTACGATGTAAACACATTTGAAAAAATTAGGGATCGAATTAAAATACAGGATCTCGAAAAGAAACTATTAGAACAGGATGAAATAGAGCATGATATTAAGGTTAGAAAGGGAATTATAGACAGGATATTGGAAAGTCAAGATATAAGAAATATGAAAATTGAAGATATAATAGTAAATGCAGCTAAGATTTTTGACTGGATCAAGGAGGGTAAATTATGATACCAATTGAAAGACGGATAAGCGATGATACCAGGTTGATAGATCTAACCGTAGGGGAGTTGAAAGAGCTCTTTGAAAGCCTGGTTCCAAAGATTACACCTATGGTTCTCACGCAATCTAAATCAGAGAAGCGATTGGTATATGGTTTGAAAGGAATTAAGGAGTTATTCCATGTGTCAGATTCCACCGCCCGAAAGTTAAAGAACGGACCAATAAAGAGAGCTGTTTCCCAATCGGGCAGAACGATTGTAGTAGATGTGGAGATGGCGTTAGAATTATTTTCCAATAAATCTTAATGAGGTATGGCAGTAGGAAAGTTGGTGTTAGCCAGAGAGGAAGTGGAGAAAGCCCGCGAGTTGGTTTTTTCATTGGAAGCAGAGTTGTTATTGGAAACAGAGTTGTTAAATGATATTGGGGACTTTGATAAGAAGGTAGCCAAATTGAATCGCGCTCGTATTGACCACGCAAGGAAGTTGGACTTACTGAGGAGAAAAGTAATGAAAGCTAGAGGTAATGCTGATAGATTACGATTAAGAAAAAAGGAGACGAATATATCGATAAGTGTATGCTATGAAAGCGAGGCTGTTAAAGAAGGCTGTTCGTTTTTAAAATCAGTAAGAAGATCGGTTCTTGTGAATGGGATCAAAACCTATGAAGATGAGATGAGTCCTGATATGTTTGTTTCATGCCAGGACCCGATTAGGAAGCTGGAAGAGTTTTTGGTCGGAGTAGGAAGTGGCAAAACGGACGAAAACTTAAAAAAACATATACGATTAAATCAAGATGATGAACAAGATAATGAAACAGATACTGTGGATAATAGCAGCCGTGATTCTGCTGGGTGTTGCCGGCAAGTGTGACCATGACGAACAGGTTATCTACAACATGCCTGACGATGTATATCAGGCATTGAAGAAAGAGTTAGGCAATCCCTCTGATGGTCAATTGGTGGATGAGTATATCAGGAACCGTGCCCATTGGGATAGCATAGGGAATAGTTTTGAATATTAAACAGTAACGTTATGAAAGAATGGTTTACAGGCGTGGTAAGAGGTGTTTCAACCTTGCCTAATGGGAAGAGGAAAAAAGTAAGTGATACTTACCTGGTTGACGCCATGGGCTTCACGGAAGCCGAGAATGTATTGGTTAAGCATTGCTTCCCACTGTATGGAGAAGCTAAGGTTATGACCTTGAAACGGGAAGTCATTGAAGAAGTATCCGGTTTTGACAAGGAACAGTGGTGGAAGGTCGTTATCGGCATATCGGATGTCACTCCGAAAGGTAAGGTGAAGATTCGCAGATACAACCGCATAGTGTCTGCTGATAACGTGTCTCAGGCTAAAGAGCTCATCACAGAGCGGATGAAAGGAACTATAGGTGATTGGAAGATACTGAAGATAGAGGTTACCCGGTTTAAAGATATAATTATCCATTCCGATGGTACATCCAAGGATGAATTACGATAAGTTTTAGTTTAGGTTTAGCCGTCTAACCTGTGAGGGTGAAGCGGCACAAGGGCGGTTAGCTCAGGGGTAGAGCGATGGCAGTTATCGAAGAGTTGTGTGTTTTTAATCTCTTTTCATGGTATTGGTAGTTAAGTTTTTTCTTCGGCAAAGCTATAGGTCGCGAGTTCAAGTCTCGTACCGCCCACGCATTCAAACTGAATGCCATATAGGTTACTCATTTTATCCCGGTGTGGCTTGATTGCCTATCCGGGAACCATTAAAACGGAAAATATGAATTACGGAATGCCTTATATGGGAAGTAAATCCAAGATAGCAGAATGGGTGATTTCTAAATTACCGCCTGCTGATGTATGGATTGAGCCTTTTGCCGGCGGATGTGCTGTTACGCATGCAGCTATGTTGTCCGGTAAATATAAAAAATTTATCATTAATGATATCACGGATAGCGCAAAAGTATTTATGCAGGCCATATCCGGAAAATTCAGGGATGAAAACAGATGGATAAGCAGGGAAGACTTTTTCAAATTAAAAGATAATGATGCTTATGTAAGGTTGTGTTTTTCGTTCGGAAACGATCAAAAAACATATTGCTACGGTGACATAGAACCTTATAAACGTGCATTGCATTATGCTGTATTTTTTAATGATTTTGAGCCGTTTTCCGAGCTGGGAGTAGATATACCGAAAGAAAAGTTCAGCGAAAACATGGATAGGAATGCCAGGAAGATCAGACTAAAGAGGATCCTTATAAAATTAAGAGAGGATAGACATGCTGGAGATTTGCAAAGTCTGCAAAGGCTGCAAAGGCTGGAAAGGCTGGAAAGGCTGCAAAGGCTGCAAAGTCTGCAAAGGCTGCAATGTCTGCAAGGTGATTATAAAAATGTACCCATTCCTATCGATACGAGTTATATAATATATTGTGACCCTCCTTATATAGGAACGTCATCGTACATAAATGAATTTAATCATGAAGAATTTTACGATTGGGCAATGGGTCAGGATAATTGCTATATTTCGGAATATAATATGCCGGGGCAATTTGTCAAAATAGAGCAAAAGAGCAAGCGTTCGCTGAAAGCAGCGAACGGAAAAAGGAAATTAATGAAAGAAGGTATATGGGTATACAAGGGAAAATTGAAGGATGTTGGGAATAAATCAATGTCGTTATTTAATATATAGGCTATGAAACTAAAAAATATTCAGATTCCTACCGGATGCACACGAGTATCCGTGGAGCAGGAGAATGACAAGATAGTTATCTTGTTTGAAAGCAATAGCAAGGAGTTTGTATTGGATTTGACCGGGGAAACTGAGTCTCCTCCTGAAATCGGAGACCTTGCAATATTCTGGAATGCCGGTAAGGAATACCTGGCTGTCATTGCGCTGCTGGCGGACAAGGAATGGGTGCCGGAGGCTGAAAAGTATCCTTATAAGGCAAGCAGTGAAGAGTGGTATAGCCACGCAATCAGATTCCGTAATCTCTCTCAATTTGTAAAAATAATCAAACATAGATTTAGAAATGCTCAAAAAAACAAATAATGCATCTCTCAAGAGGACCGCAGACACCGAATTTTCCCGATATATCAGGCTTCGCGATATGATACCGGGGACAACCGTATTCCGTTGCATTTCATGCGGGTTGATTAAGCCGATAAGTCAAGCTGACTGTGGTCATTACATCAATCGTCAGCACATGAGTACAAGGTATAATGAAATGAATTGCAACGCTCAATGCAGAAGCTGTAACCGGTTTGACGAGGGCAATATACAGGGATACCGAAGAGGGCTGATTCAGAAGTATGGCGAACAGAAGGTATTGTTGCTGGAGTCGATGAAGAATGATTATATGAAGTATTCCGAAGCTGAATACCGGATATTGATTGCCGGTTATCGGTCAAGATATAAGAAGATATTGAAAGAAAGAAACTTGAGCTTATCATGTTTGACAAAATGATTTTCAAGGCAAAGATAGACACAGCCGATATAGATACCATTGTCCTTAAAAACTACCTGGAACAGTGTACCGAAGGCGATGAGATCTATTACAAGTCTACGGCTTATGCGAATTTCGATGGTTGTTTCATCGAGATTCGGGGCGATACATTAAAGTGTAAGTGCTCTATCCACAAGTTATACAGCAGGGGGAAATCGGGCAAGCTGGACAACAGCCGCCCGATGACCTTCGACCATGCCGGACGGACGATCAATGAGTTGCTCTTAAGGCTATGCGCGAAGATGGAGAATGTAATAGTGACATACTATGAGATAGGGGTGACGATGAAGATGTCCATGCCGGCAGATGCATACATCAGACAGGTGGAGGAAGCCGCCGGCCGGGTGTTGTGGAACGATGCCAATTTCCCGGAATTCCGACAAAAAACTACGGAGAAGAGCAAGTATTACCGTAAGGTGCTCAAGATCTACGACAAGAGTTTTGAAGCCGGGGAAAAGGGACGGAATGTGGGTGCCAATATCTTACGTATCGAGACTGTGTATAAACACCAGTCAATACCGTTGGCGGAACTCCTTGATAATACGTCCCTGAACAAAATCGGGCGGATATTTTACAAGGATTGGTCGGAGATGCAGTTCATCAGGGAATTGCAGCCGGCAAAGGGTGTAAAGCTGTCCCAATTGGATAAAGCCAGGGAAATTCAGAGGATTGGCGTCACTCGATATAAGGAAAGATATAAGGCGTTGTTCCAGGCAGGAAAGTTGACGAAGAAGCAATGGGAAACCATCCGTGTATTTGCCAACAACTGGCACAACGAAAAGGATAAGTATATCGAAGAGATAGGTCCGCTTGAAGCAGAATTCAAGGAAAAATTGCTTGCGGGATTCCAATCAGGATCGATTACACCAATTAAGAAAAGAAGATAACTAATTGATAATCAATATTTTACATGATTTACAAAAAGCACCATAAGGTGCGGATATAAAATATTGGAAATCAATTGATTACGAATAAAAAGATATAAATTTAACAATTTACGGCAACTTGTCCTATACTGCCCGAAGGGTAGTCGGAACGACTTAAGAAGGCAGTAAAAAAAAATAAGGAGGATAAAAAATGAATTGCGAAATAAAAGGAAGAATTACGGCAGACCTGGGAAAGAGAACAGGTGTGAAGGATGGTAAGGATTGGGAATGCCATGAGTATATCGTCACAGAGATGTTCCAATACGGAAAGAATATGAAGTTTTCAATATTCAGCTCTGATGGACCGATTAGCACTCCCCTGTCGATTGGTGATGATGTGACGGTGAAGTTTAACGTTGTAGCAAGAGAACACCAGGGTAAATGGTATAATGACGTAAGAGCATGGAGCGTACAGGTAACAGGTCATCAGCAGTGACGATCTATTGGCAAACCAGGAACAGGGAAGCGATTAAGGCGATAGTTGACAGGTTTAATCTTCCGTGTTACATGTCGGTCAATCGGGAGACGAGATGCAGGATTAGTGATGATGATATGCCTCTCTTAATGGAATGTGAGAAAAAAGGATTAATCAAACTTAGAAACAAACAGGAATCATGAAAAGAAAATTAACACCTGAGAATATTCAGGGACTGAAAGAAAATCAAATATTCGTTTTTGGAAGCAATATGAACGGCAATCACGCCGGAGGTGCAGCTAGATTGGCAGTTGAGAAATTTGGCGCAATTATGGGGAAAGCAAAAGGGATACAAGGTCAGTCCTATGCTATCCCTACGCTGGACAAGGATATGCAGAGAGTAACTGAAGAAGAACTGCTGGTGTTTTTAGAAAACTTCGGGAATTACGCTAACGAGCATCCGGAAAAGGAATTCCTCCTAACTGCCATTGGCACCGGGATAGCGGGATTTGACGCCAGCTACATGGCGTACATGGTACTTAGGGCAAACCTGCCGGATAACGTTACCATGCCAAAGGAATTTGTCAAAATTAAAGGCTACAAGGGTTTTAACCCCGATATGACATGTATGGATTTTCAATATGAAGAAGGTAAGGACTATGAAGAAGCAGGCGATATAATAGCTTGCAGTAACGGATTTCACTTCTGCCTCCATCCGTTGGATGTGTTCGGTTACTATCCACCTGCCAAAGTTGGTATGAATAAGTTTCACGAGGTTGAGGGGACTGGTGATATGGACGTAGATGCGGATGATACGAAAATCGCTTGCTCAAAAATCCACATAGGAGCGGAACTAAGTATTAAGAGTATTGTAGACGCAGCCGTTAAGTTTACGTTTGAAAAATGCAAGTGGAAGAAGGGTAAGACAGCCACCGGCAACTATGGTGCAGCATCAGCCACCGGCAACTATGGTGCGGCATCAGCTACCGGCTACCAAGGTGCAGCATCAGCCACCGGCAACTATGGTGCAGCATCAGCCACCGGCAACTATGGTGCGGCATCAGCCACTGGCGACCAAGGTGCTGCATCAGCCACTGGCGACCAAGGTGCTGCATCAGCTACCGGCTACCAAGGTGCTGCATCAGCTACCGGCAACCAAGGTGCAGCATCAGCCACCGGCGACCAAGGTGCTGCATCAGCTACCGGCAACTATGGTGCTGCATCAGCCACCGGCAACCAAGGTGCAGCATCAGCCACCGGCAACTATGGTGCTGCATCAGCTACCGGCTACCAAGGTGCTGCATCAGCCACCGGCAACCAAGGTGCTGCATCAGCTACCGGCAACTATGGTGCGGCATCAGCTACCGGCTACCAAGGTGCTGCATCAGCCACCGGCAACCAAGGTGCTGCATCAGCCACCGGCGACTATGGTGCTGCATCAGCCACTGGCGACCATGGTGCTGCATCAGCCACCGGCGACTATGGTGCTGCATCAGCTACCGGCAAGGATAGCATTGCTCTTGCAGCCGGATACAGGTGTAAGGCTAAGGGAGCTATAGGTTGCTGGATAGTCCTCGCAGAGCGTGGAAGATGGAGCGGTGATACCTACCCGATTAAGGAGGTCAAGGCGTTTGAAGTTGACGGGGAAAAGGTTAAGGCTGACACATGGTATATGCTAGTCAATGGACAGCTTAAGGAGGTTTAGCGGGAGTAATTAATTAAAAAAACAATATAAGAATGATTGAAACAAAGGTCATATTAGACGCCTGCTGTGGCAGTAGGATGTTTTGGTTTGACAAACATAATCCTCTTGTCTTATTCGTTGATAAGAGATCGGAGGTAGTAACTGCCAAGGACAGGGATAAAATCAGAACCATAGAGATAAAACCGGATATAATAGCCGATTTTACCAACTTGCCGTTTGAAGACAATTCTTTTTACATGGTGGTGTTTGATCCGCCACATTTGAAAACGCTTGGTGAAACCTCATGGATGTCAAAAAAGTACGGCAAACTGCCGAAAGACTGGCAGTCACTCATACACGATGGATTTACTGAGTGTATGCGCGTCTTGAAGCCTAACGGCACGCTTGTATTCAAATGGAACGAGAGTGAGATAAAAGCTGCGGAAGTTTTGTCTGTTATCCCTTTTAAGCCTCTATTTGGGCATACTACCGGAAGGCAGAGCAAAACAATATGGATGTGCTTTATGAAATTGCCAATTAATGAATAACAATATAGAAAGGTACTAAAAGATGATACTTACTACTGATAAGATGGTATTTGTTACTGATTTCGAAAATTCGGACGAATATATTGAGAATCTTATAACTGAATATGGTACTAATCAATATCGCATAAAGGTTGACCGGACACTCAATCCACCATATTATCAATTATTTTACGAATGGAAAGAAGGCAAGCGAACGCTTAATAATCATTTGTTTTCTTCAAGTAGATTGGAAAAGATTGTGGATTACATTAATCAGAATATTCAATAACGAATGAATAAGGAAGAATTTCTGAGCAAAAGAGATGCCATCGATTTAAAGTTAAAAGAATTGAATGGCGAAAAGAAGAAGTTGGAAAAGGAATACATTGAATCCAACCAAGGATTCAATGTTGGAAGCAAGGTCTGTATAACGGTCCCGGCTCATGAAAGGTTTTCTCTTTTGAGCAATGAAAGGATATTGGTCCCCGAAGCGAAGAAGTTAGCCTATATTGCATATTATGAGATTGATGATAATGGGGAGGTTGTTCCCTCTTTAAGGCAGTTGGATTGCAATGGGGGTATGTCGGCAATACCTTTATGTGTTAATTTTAAAAAGGTTATAATTGAATTAATGTAAATCAGATAAGATATGAGTGGAAAAGATGTACTAAGACTATTGCTGATCAGTTACGGTTTTTGCCGTAATATTGAGATAAGTACTTATATTGGAGATGGTGGGTGGATTGGTTACGAAGTATCGGCCAGTAATGACGATGGCATTGAATACTATGCAGTAGATTGTGAAGGTTTACTTTTTCATATATACGAGATACAGAAATTTATGAGAGATGAAAATATTGAACCTCGTTCAATGCTTGGAAACTTTAGCAACAAACATCTTCTTTCAGATGAGTCTTTAAATAAGCTACTGAATATGTCAGGGAATAAAAATTATTGTAAAACAAACCCTTATGAATAGGCGTAAAACGATATAGAAATGAATGATGGAGTTTATTTTGACCAAAATGGTAGCGAGGTAATCGTAATTAATGGGGTTGAATACTCACGAGAAGAATTTGATTTTCTTGTGGATATGTGTGGAGATTGCAATATGTAATAATAAAAGAAAGAAAGGAATATTTATGATAGAAATAGATTTGAATGATACCGTTAGTGTAGAACTCACAGAATGGGGAGCCACATATCTTAATGCAACGAATATATTTAAGGGAATAACCCTTACACAGAAATGCCATTATAAGACTGACTATAAAGCAGGTGATGTTTACCAAAACCAGCTTTGGCAGTTGATATTGGAGTTCAAAGATGGGATTAGATTTGATAAAGAGAAGCCTTTTAATAGATTGAAAAAAGTAATTGATCAATAAGGAACAAAACAGATAAAATATGAGTAAAACAGAACGCATAGAAAGTATCCGAAACGACATCAACCATCAGCTTAGTTCTTGCTATCATAGAATTGACATACTGAATAAAAGAAAAAATAAACTCATAGGAATAAGCATGAACATCATTGAACCTCATGCCCTTATACCCAAGTGGTATGATGATATTGAAGAATGGATAAAAGGACATCCATTTCCAAAAACATGTATTGATATGGTGTATTCAAACAAAGAAATTGCTATCAACAACTCTTTAACATGTAATACATATCAGATAGATTATCATATTGTAAAATGCAAATCTCGTGAGTATTATATAGATAAGTATTTAAAGTAAAACGAATTATATATGAAACAGAAGTTAGAAGAAGCAGCAAAACAATATGCAGAATCAGTAATTGATTCATTCGGGACAAACGGAGTTCCAAATGGCGTTTCCGATATTAAGGAAATGATTGCTCTTGGTTTTGAAAATGGCACATCATGGCTTTCAAGCCAGATTAAATCTATCATCCTGGATGATACGTTGACAGATGGGGAAGTCATAGATAACATTAGTGAGCTATTGAACCAACAAGGATGTATTGGAGCGGATTAAAGGGAAAGGAGATTAAATATGAGAAAGATTGTACAGTTGGACGAATATGAGTATAGCAAGCTCGCGAACCTTGCCAAACTCAATGAGAAAGAAATTGAAAAACACGCCATTAACCTATGGAAAGAAAAAGGCGTGGCAGAAATAACAATCAAGATAGATATCGGAAAGGACTATGATGACTACTGTCGTATTGATTGCTCTACATATTTATTCTATAAAGATGACAGGTTTTACATTCCAGAGAATGTTCGGGATAGATTTAGGAAAATTGTCAAAAGAAATGTGATGTGTAACATTGAAGAACGGTTTGGAGGCTTAAAAAGAGCGATAGACAAATTCAATCAGAAAGCTGAATGGATTGCTTATACAAAATTCGTATTTTACATGATGGCTTTGTCCGGTTGGGCTGTAGCTGCTGTGTTGTTTCTTATGCGTTAAAAGAGGAAGGAATTGATTATGAAAGATAAATCGAAATTAAAACATATAAGTATCCAATCTAAGGTGTCTCCTGAAGCGGCTGCATGTTTGGATGATATTGTTAAAAAGTATAAATTTAAAAGTAGATATGAGGTGATGCAATATCTACTCACTGCGTTTTTGTCATACGTCAATCCTGATTACGGTGTGTCGGAAGATATAGATATATCATATGTGAGTGAATTGTCAAAAGTCTTTGAAGATTTTGAAAACAAAAAGAACAGAGTCATATCAACGAAGCCAAGAGGCAGGAAGTCATTAAGGATGGTAGGCTCGATATATATATTTAGCGAAATCGGTAAAAAAGGATATGTGGCAAGGAATATTAAGATAAACGGGGATGATATACATACCAACTCAAGGAATAGCGCATCATTGGAAACAGTGGTAAGACTCCTTTTCCCGTCTATAGCATCCCGATTAGACGGTATTGGCCGTACTATAGGAGAGTGTAGATATGAGGATATCATATCAGACTTGATAGAGCAATGCGGGATAACAGGTGAAGACAAATTACATAATGAGATTAGCAATGAGCTGAATCACATATCGCCAAGGATTGAATATGGTGTGGTCCCTAAAAAAACAAGAAGTAAAAGTGTTGATGATGAGCAAGGATTATAATTATATTAAGATGATCCAGTCAAGAGATTGGCTCATCTTGAGGAAGAAGAAGATTGAGAATAACCCATTTTGCGAAGAGTGTTTTTTAAAGGGGATTATAACTCCTGTGTCTGAGGTTCATCATGTTGTCCCTGTCGAGAGCGGAAGCAATGTGGAGGACATGAGACGATTGATGTTTGATTATAATAATTTGAAATCGCTGTGTCATGAGTGTCATACAAACATTCATGCCATGATGCATTCGCATTCGAAAGAATATATTAAAGAACGCTCAAGGAAGGACGCAGAACGATTTGCAAAAAAATATTTTGAATGACCGAGGGGGGGAGTTTTTTTTAAAGCCCCTACTTTTCTCAAATCCTCTACTCCTACCCGGAGAGATTTTTAGGGTTCTACGTTTTTTCTGTGGGGGTAAAATAGGGATTGCAAAAATACGGGTCGGAATCAGCAAAAGTAGGTAGTCTTAAAATATTTAACTATATGGCTAAAAAAAAAGCGAATAACGAAATCGATAGTTTAAAAAGGTATATAAGGGGCATTCTCCAGGAGCGGGATAAATACTCAAAAGAAATGAGCTATCAGATAGAACTACTTGCTTCTGATCTTTTGGTTTTTCGTAGGATTCGCGATGAGGCTCTTAAGGAAGAAACTACTTTAACTGTCATTGAAAAGAGTAGGGAAAATTGTGACAGGGTGAAGGAAAACCCGGTGTTCATTTTGATGGCGAGATATGCCGATAGGGTTAGGAAAGATCTAAGATCGTTGATGATGAATCAAGAGATTCAACCGGGTGGTGAAGCCGGCAAGATAAAGGAAGATGATCCGTTGTCAAGACTAATGGAGCATCTTAATAAGGAAGATGATTAATGATGAATGAGAACGTAACTGCGAAGGATTTTAAACAAGGGTTCGTTGATAAGCTGCTCAGTATAGACATTGAGAGCTATCAACTCGATTCTATAGATCTGAGGTTGCAGACTTATGTTTCCCAAGTGTGTAATTCCCCTGAAAATCATAATTTATATGAGATATTAGCCTTGTTGAAGTTCTTTCGATTGATGGATAATTACGTTTTCCGCCCTTCTAAAGTCAAGCGGTTCGTGAAATTGTATGAGTCATTGAAATTCTCCGGGATGGATGGGCGAAGATGTTATAAGTTGACTCCGATTCAGTACTTTCAATTTGCTTCGATATTAGGCTTTTACCACTGGGAAGATGTGGGGGATGCAACGGGGAAGCCGGATGATTTGGAAGGTAAATATCAGCGCGTGCTTGGCCAGAGAAAATATGAACTGCGGCGGTTGGTTCGCGAAGCGATACTTTTTGTACCAAGAAAATTCTCAAAGACTACAAGCACAGCATCATTGGCTGTTAATGAGATGCTGTTTGGCGATGTGAATGCGCAGGCTTATACCGCTGCAAACTCTTACAAGCAGGCGAAGATCTGCTTCGGGGAAATATCGAAGATAATCAGGCAGTTGGACCCGAAAAAGAAATACTTTAAAGCGACACGGGAGACTTTGAATTGGAAACCGAATAAATTTGAAAGAGAATCGTTTGTAGAGTGCTTGACGGGTGGTGGTGATACCAAGGACGGATTGAATGCCTCATTGGTAATATTCGATGAATATGCTCAGGCGAAGTATGTGAAGGATCATTCGGATGGTGCTGAATTGCTACAGGTCCTTACATCATCTATGGGTGCAAGACGTGAACCTCTGACGATCATAATTACAACCGCAAGCCGCGTGGAGGATGGTCCATTTGCATTGGAGCTGGAGAATGCGAAGAAGGTATTATTGGGTGAGTATAATGACGATTCTCAATTTGCCAGCATCTTCCAGCCCGATGCGTGGGAGATGGATGAAGAAAGCATGGGGTGCCCCGCTGTGTGGAAGAAGTGCAATCCTCATATCGGTATTACGGTCCAGGAAAGTTATTATACCCAAAGATGGGCTAAGGCCCAACGTGATGCAGAGGCGATGATAGAGTTTAAGACGAAGCTTTTAAATATATTCGTGTCAGGAGGCATAAAAACTTGGATTTCCCAAAATTTAGCACGTTCCCTTTCCGTTAATTTGGATCTTGACTCAATAGATGGACGGCCGGAAACTATGGTCGCTATGGACCTTTCTGTAAGTGATGACTTCTCCGTTGTCGCTTATAATATATATAGCAGGAAATTGCGTAAATTCTTCGTGTGGCTTGATTGCTATATTCCGGAAGAAACCTTGGAAACCCATCCGAACAAAGAGTTGTACAAATATTGGAGGGATGCCGGCTATCTGAAGATTTGCCCGGGAGCTGTTATAAGCGACTCCATGATAGTGGAAGACGTGTTAAAGCGTAACAGGTCGCTATGTATCTGCCAGATAGGATATGACGCATACAAGAGCCAGGAGGTGGTGAATGCATTATCGGCTGCGATATCGTCTACCGGTACAGACCCGAGTAGGATTTTGCGTGCAGTCCCTCAGACGTATGGGGCATTTACCTCGCCCGTAGAAACGTTTGAGATGGCGGCAAAATCCAATCCGCCAAAGGTCGCTTTGGCGAATAACCCTATATTATCCTACTGTTTTGGAAATTGCTATCTCGATGAAGACAGGATGGGAAATAAAAAACCTTTGAAAAGAAAGGAAAATTTGAAGATTGATGGGGCTATTGCTACTTTAATGACGTTTTGGCTTTTTAATAACTATGAGCAATAAAGTAACCTATTACAGCTAATTCGTGGGTATATGAGCCGTGGTCATAACATTAAAAGAGGCTCGATAAACCGATGGATAACTTTTTCAGATTTTTCAGACGAGAAGCAAAAACGGCATCCGGGAAGAATACTACGGTATCGACCGGCAGTTTTAAGAGTAATATAATTTATGCCAACACAGATGAATCGGCAATGCGTATTGCAGCCGTATATAGGGCTGTGAATCTTATATCCGGTGCCGTAGCTACCCTTACGCTGCAATATAAGAGGCGTGATAGGGCTAAAAATTACTTTAAAATTTACGACAATGGGTATGGTGCAAGGGTAAATTATCTATTGAGTGTTTGCCCGAACGACAGAATGAATTCATTTACAATGATGAAATATCTCGTTGCAATGATGCTGCTTAAGGGTAATGCGTATATATATCCTAAGAGGGCTGTTACCGGAGAGGTGGAGTCTCTTTTTTTATGTTCCCCCGGTTCTGTTGTGTATGATGTCTACTCCAATACTTACACGGTAAGTGACTTGGTTAACGGTATAAGCGGGACATTCCCGGCATCGGAAATCCTCCATTTTAAGAACATGTGCATGGATGGAGGTTATATGGGTAGGTCTACGGTATCCTATATCAAGGATACATTAAGTATAGCCACAACTGCCAATAATGAAACCCTGAAGAGGTTTGCCACAGGAGGTCGGCTAAAGGCAATTCTGCAAAATAATACCAGTGTGAAGGGATTCGGTGAATATCAGGATAAAGAGCTTGACAAACAAGGCCAGGATCTACAGGAGGACATCAACAAGGGTGAAGACATTTTGGTTGTAAGGGGTGATGGCACCCTGACTCCAATCAGTATGTCATCTTCCGATATGCAATTTTTGGAAATGGTGAAGCTGAATCTCCGTGATATAGCAAGAGCCTTCAACGTGCCTCCAAGTAAACTGATGGATGATACTAACGCCAACTACAAGAGTGTTGAAATGTCGAATGTGGGCTTTTATACAGAGGCATTGCAGCCCATAATCACAGAAATAGAGAGAGAATTTACGGCTAAAATGCTGAGTGTAAATACATATATGGATTATAAATTTTCGTTTAACCTTTCCAGCCTCTATGCCTTGGATGTTGACAGTAGAGGCAAGGCTAACCTGTCACGACTGGGGACGGGCCAAGCAACCGTTAATGATATAAGAAGAGAGAATGACAAGGAGCCTGTAGAGAAGGGTGACGAAGTTTACTTAAGCACAAATCTTGCTGTTTTAGGCAGTGCTAAGTTAAGCAAGGAGGGTAGTAATGCGATACAGACGAGCGATGTGAAAAAAAAGGAGGAAGAAGATGATGATGAATGATGAGTTAAGAGTAGTGACATTGGAAGAACTCAAATTGCAGATGCATGAGGATTTCGGGGATGAGGATGCTATCATTACAACATATGGCATTGCAGCGGAAGATGTTGTAATTGACATGACGCGAAGATCTTATGAAGAGCTTTCGGCATGGGAGGGGCGTGGTTTCCCCGTCAGATTAAAATTAGCGATATTAATGTTGGCGGCACATTTTCACCGGAATAGAGAGCCTGTTGCAGCTGTATCTCAAAACCCTGTTCCTTTTTCCGTGTCGGTGTTGGTAAAGCCATTTGTGAAACTTTCAGATAGAGAATAGAATATGTTGACCGCAGGAAGTTTGACGGAAAGAGTAGATATAATGGTGCCTATCGTTACAAGAGGCGATATGGGAGAACAGGTGGTTGATTTCACAAAGAAGGCTACCGTTTGGGCTGCTGTCCATTTTCAAAGGGGCGCGAATGTATTAACTATGGGCGAATCATGGCTTTCGCGAACTGTATCCGTAACAATGAGGAATAATAGTATAATCCATGATAGATGCCGTTTAAGGTGGGATGATAAGACTTATGCGATAGATAGCCTTAATCGCTCCAGGAGAGATGGCAGTATTACTATTGTTGCTTCGGTTTTGGACGAAAATGAGTAAATCGAGTAACCTGAAACAGGGTATCAAAAGTATATAAAAAGGGCTGATGTGGCGGTCTCCTATAGGGCGGTCTCCTATAGAGGAACTAATAGGATGATTTAAAAAAGGCATTAAGATGGAAAACAAGCAAAAAAGGGAAATAAGATGCATGGTTGGAGGCAGATTCCAACCTCATATTAGAGAAGCCTCCGATGAGGCTCCTACTGAAAGGATAATAGAAGGGTATGCGATAGTTTTTGGGGTAGAGAGCCGGTTACTGGTGGATTACTGGGAGGATTATAGGGAAATTATAGAACCCGGTGCCATTACGGAAGAAGATCTAAAGGGTATGGATATCAAGATGACCTTATGGCACAATCGGGAGAGGCTGTTGGCTCGATCGAACATGGGTGAAGGCTCTTTGAAATTAAGCGTTGATGAGACAGGTGTAAAGTATGAATTTGCAGCTCCTGATACCCCGGATGGTAATACGGCATTGGAATTGGTAAAGCGTGGCGATCTTGCCGGCTCCTCATTTACTTACTGGTCGGATGAATCAAGCTCTGTGAGGTACACCAAGGATAAGGATGGTATCTTATTGCGTCATGTTAACCGCTTGGATGCGGTTTTTGAAATGACTATAGCAAGTGATCCGGCATATACGCAAACCAGTGTGACCGCTCGTGAGATAGAATCAACCGGGATAAAGTTAAGGGAAAGAAAGCCTGTATCCACTATTGGCAGGAAGGTTGAGGAAATAGACCGGATAGAGAGAGAAGTTATTTTAAACACATGTAATATTTTATAATTATGAAATCAGGAAAGAAAACAGTACAGGAACTTTTGGCGGAAAGAAATTCTCTATTGGAGAAGAGAGAGGCCGTCAATATCCGCATGAATGAGTTGATCGATAAGGCTAAGGCTGAAAAACGTGACTTGTCACCCGATGAAAACATTGAGTATCAATCTCTAAAGAATGATTTTAACAAACATTCTCGCGAAATTCAGATGAATTTCGATCTGACAAACATGCAGAAGTCGGAAAAAAGAGAAGAAAAAAGCAAGAACCAACTGCTTAGAGAGTGCCTTCAAGCGGTGAAGAGCGCAGGGAAACCCGGTGATTTCGTTTTAGAGCGTGAATTTACAGGGTTGAATACAGCTTCTATTGAAGCCGGTGGCATGATTCCATTAACCATTAAGGATATCCTTCCTCCCTTGGAGATGGGACTTATCTTTGACAAAGTGGGTATTCCGGTGCAGACAGGAGTAAGCGGGAATATCCAATGGCCTGCAATGGGATCGGTTGAGGCTGAAATCCAAGGGGAAACAGTAGAACTGACCGACCAAACTATTGATTTGAGTAAGATTGCAGCCAAGCGTGTCAGATTAGGGATGTCAATATCGGTATCTAACCAGGCAATTACTGATAGCTATACCGATTTAGTGTCATTGATCCAGGGACAATTGCGGGCCGGATTGCAGAGGGTATTGAATCGTGTAATTTTCTCCCATCAGAATTTTACAAGCGATCTTCACGGCCCCTTTGCAGGTGCGAAGGCTACAGGTGCGTTCGCCGGTGCTGTGCCGACTTACAAGGAGTTAATCGCGATGAAGGGAGCGGTAGCAGCAACAGGAGTGGAAATGGTAGGTTTTTGCTTTGTCATGAGCGAAGCAATGAAAGCTGCATTGGAAGCAACTCCAATTGACGCAGGAAGTGGCAGAATGGTTGTTGAAAATGGCGCGATTGGCGGATATCCGGTATTCTGTACCGAATATATCAATTATGGCTCTAATAAGGAGAAGGCAGAAGTAGAGTATGTTGCGGCCGGATGTTTTGGCTACTTGCCGACAAATCAACACGGAGAAGTAAGATTGATTATTGATCCGTATACTCAAGCCAAGAAGGATGTAGTCGTTTTCACCTTAAACTCTGATTGGAGTATTACTACTCTGCGTAAGGAGGCATTTGCATTGTATAAGACTGTCGAGGCTTAGTAATAATTAATACCGGCTTATCCAAGCCGGTATTAATCTTTGGCTATGGGTTTAAATAAACGACTCTTATACAATGCAAATGGTGCAAGAAAATCCGGTGTTGCCTTACAATTTGATGGGGATGAGGTAATGAGGATGCTTGACCGTATGCTTTTTGATAATGTAGTGAAAAAGAAGGATGTCCGTAAGATTATAAGGCAGGAAATTGCCCCGGTCCGAAAGGACGTGATTGCCGCAGCGAAAGGAGCCATGAAGTCCGATCCAAGAAACGCCAAGATAGGCGTAAAAACTATGGTTTATAAAAACGCCACAGGTGCTAATGTCAGCCTGTTTAACCGCAAGGGAAGTGCGAAGTCGGTTAAGGAATACAATCCGCCACGAGGTGGCAGGTCAGGCATTAAGAGAAATCGGTCGGTCAGCAAGGATACTGTCCGGATAAATTCTTATCGTGGGCGTGACAGGGCTTTTATCCTGAGATTTATAAACGATGGAACAGAAGGCAGACATGCTTTTAAAAAGTCCAGGAGCAAAAACAATCGTACTGCCTATAGGGGAGCGATAGCGGCTAGGAACTTCTTTGGTGTGGCTGAAGAATCGATGAGGCGTGCGTCTGAAAGGATTTCCGACAGGGTGGTGCGGTTAATAACAGAAGTAAGCGAAGGAAAATGAGCATATTGATAAGTAAACATATAGTTAAACAGTTAAGTGCAGATCCGGAAATTGTAAAAAGTGTAGGTGATCGGATCTACCCGATAGTTATCCCGGAAGGCTCCAATTATCCGTTTATCATGTTTGAGGACTACGGTTCAGGACCGGAGACAACGAAAGATGGTACATGTGAAGACAATGCGAGCTGCAATATTGCCATAGCAGCGAAAAACTACAATGAGGCGGTTACTGTGGCAAATAAGACACGTTATGTACTGGAAGGCAAGTTAGCAAGGTACGATGACTTCGAAGTGACAGAGTGTAATTTGGAATCATGGAGTAAAAACTATGATGCAGACTTACCGGCATACGTGGTAAGACTGACTTTGAATTTTAAAACGATTGATTTTTAACGATAAATTGATAGTAATATGGCAAAAGCAAAAGTATTGAATGGTAAGGATTTCATGATTTTCATGGGTGGTAAGGCTACAGCGTTGAGCACCAGTCATAAACTAACCTTATCAGCCGAAACGTCCGATGCGGCTAGCAAGGATGATGGTATGTGGGATGAGAGCGTGGTCACAAAGATGTCATGGGAGGCATCGACAGAAGCATTGGTTAGTGCAGATCCCGAAGTAGAGAGTTTTGATACGATGTATGATAAGTTTATTGCCGGCGAACCTGTGGATGTTGTATTGGGTATCCCCGCCAATCTGAGCAATGATGGGGTCCCGGAACAAGGATGGAGTTCTCCTGCCACCAAGCAGAGCCAAATATACTATTCGGGCAAGGCATTGATTACTACGTTGGAGCGTACGGATGCCAAGGGAAGTAATTCCTCCATGACGGTTAGTCTTAGAGGGCAGGGAAAACTTGATAAGAAAACCGGAGCAGGAGGTTATGCTTTAAAATCGCCCGTGGTCCCATCAGTGCTGGAAAAGGTTAACGAAAAGGAAGTTGAATGATGAGAACAGTGACTATCAAAGGTGTAGAGTATAACTTAAGATATACTCTACGCGCTTTATTTATATACGAAGAACTGAAGGGAGAGCCGTATTCTGGTGCTAAGATTATAAATAACTATATATTGTTGTTTTCTATGCTGCTTGCCAATAACAAGGATTTCTCTTTGAGTTTTAATGAGGTGATTGAGGCATGTGACGATAATCCTTCTATTTTTCAAGAGTTTGTTTCTGTTTTGGAAGCGGAAAATGAAAGGGTAAGAAAAATGGCTGGGCATGATTCGGATAAAAAAAAAGCGAAGAAAACCGAAAAGGGATAAGTGTCATAAAACTATATGAAGAGGTAGTCGGTAAGGGAGGGCTTTCGCCCGAATATTTTTTTGACTGTATGACATTAAACGAATGTGCGGCTTTTATCAGAGGCATGAACCGGAAAGAACAAGAAGCGTGGGAGCGAACGAGAATGTTGATGTACGCTGTTGTACAGGTGAATTCGAGAGATCACCTTACACCTGATGCCTTGTTGCCTTTCCCATGGGATGAAGATCGGGAACCTATAGAAATAAATATGGACGAAGTTAATGAGCTTCGCCAAAGAGCTAAAAAATTTGAATATGAGTGACGCTATTGTTAGACTGTTGTTGAATACACAAGGATTTGACGGTAATTTGAAAAAATCAAAGAATGAGATAAGCCGTTTTAGCGATTTTCTGGCAGGTGCCGGAGGAGTTGTTACGAAATTTGCCGGAGGTTTGGGGGTAGCAATGACAGCCGGGGAAGCTTTCAATAAAACGTTGCAATCAAGCCAGGTTTTAGGTGATATGACTGCAAGCACTATGCAAGCGGCTAAAGAATCTGTAGATCAGTTCTTTTATTCCATAGGGAATGGGGAGTTTAGCAGCTTCTTAAGTGGGTTGGATGAAATAATTCAGAAGGCAAAAGAGGCATATGCGGCAATGGATCAGTTAGGGAACACTAAGATAAGTTATGGCTATTTTAGTTCTAAAAATGAAGCTCAAATACAAGAAGCACAGTATGTTGCGAAAAATAAGTTTGCTCCTTTGGAAGAGAGGACTAAGGCTTTCGGGGATTGGCGGAAAGCCTTAGAGCAGCAAAAACGGATCAATGAAACGTTAAGGAGCGATTTGATGAGTGCTATAACAAAATCAGTAGAGTCTGAGATAGGCACTGGTAAGATAAAGGTCGGTTTTGAAGATGTAGAAATGGCTTTAAAAATTGATGTTACCGACCCCGTCAAGAGAGGCGAATTAAAAGAACGGTATTCGAATTCATATAATGCCTATCAAGCAAGGAAGGAATATCTTACAAAAGCAAGAAGAGGCGCATCGGATGAGGCTAGAATTGAGGGGATTGATAAGGAATTGGCTGAATTGGACAATATATATAAAGAGACTATCATAGTTAACGCAATGCTCAATAAATACAAGGATGAAGAGTTGAGTAATATTGCTGCCATGGCTTCGGAGTACCAAAAAACATCATCAGCCTTAAATTCGATTAGCAGGGAGTACAATGAGACCGCTAACGAATTTAACAACGCAAACAAAGCGATAAAAGGGTTTGTTGCGGTGGCTAGCTTGGAGGGATATAAGGTATATACCGGTGAAACAGGGGATAAAAAGCCTATAAGGGGAAAGAGTGAATCTACAGATTTTCGAATGGTTTCATTCAACGCAGAGAACTGGGCGAATGAAGAGGCCAAAGGCTTGCACAATGCCTTACGGAAGAAGATAGAGTCAGGAGAGAAAATAAAGATTGTTCCCATCGAGGTTGATTTGGACAAGATAGATATTGCGGTAGATAAGGATAAGTTGCCTGATTTTTCTAGTCAGATAGATAAAAACAAACAGTATGCAGAATCGCTAGGTTATATAGGAGATGCATTTAGCAGCATAGGATCTATTGTTGACGATTCCAATGCAGCAGTAATACAATATTTCGCAAATCTTATAAACTCGATGGCAAGTGCAATTCCTATGATTGCATCTATGGTTACTGCGAAAAAGGCAGAGGCTAACGCGAACGCTGAAGCCGCAGCTACAGGAGCAGCTTCTTCTGTATCATCCATTCCATTTGTGGGACCTGCCATGGCTGTAGCTGCGGTAGCATCTATTTTAGCCGCTTTTGCTTCTATTCCCAAATTCGCGGATGGTGGTATTATTGGAGGCTCCTCTTTCTTCGGAGACAAGATGATTGCGCGTGTTAACAGTGGAGAGATGATATTGAATCAATCTCAGCAAGGGAGATTATTTCAAATGATTAACAGCGGTAATTCGGGTGGAAATGTAAAGGTAGATGGAGAGATCAAGGTGCGAGGGAAGGCTATGTATATAGCTATTCGGAATTACATGAAATCAGAGAACATAAAATGGTAATATGGGACAGAGATACACAATACATTTTAAAGATTATCGCAACAATTCTTATGAGGTAAGAATATATATAGATGGATATTCCGGCACTGTATCAGAGTTGCGTGGTGCGCCATCTACCTTTGTCGTGACGGGGGATGATGAAGGTTTTATTTACCAACCTGTCCGCACGTCAACCGCTACTATTAATATTCTTGACAAGAATTTGTTACTGGATCTGTTTAGCGTCAATAGTCAGTATGCTTCGGTAAAGTTATATAAGAATGGCGTGTTGACATGGACAGGATATATCACTCCGGAACAGTTTACACAACCCTATCTGCCAACCATTGACAACATAAGCGTTGACTGCGTTAGTGCCATAGCCACGCTTGAAAACATTAAGTATGAGCAGCAGACAGAATCGGGGTTCATCACCGCAATGGAGTTGCTAAGATACCTTATATCTTCCGCCCATGGTGGCTATGAGTCCGTATATATCCCTTATGTATATGCGTCTTCCTCCGCTGCTTACTCTTCGGGTGAGAATGTCTTGGATAAACTCAGATTCGCGGAAGAGAACTTCACCTCAGATGAATTGATGCTGGATGAAGTATTGACCTACCTCATGCAGTTCTTTTCATGGACGCTGTATGATTACGAAGGCAGCCTGTATATCATCGATGCGGACTATACCGGTCAGTATCGCAAGTATAATGAGGCATTGGCATCTTATACAATGGTGTCGGTGAATGATGCCACATTGCAGGATATCGGCTTCGCCGGCAGCGACAACACCATTGACGTTTTGCCGGGCTATAACAAGGTGACAGTCAAAGCTGTCAACAATGTGTTTGAAGACTTGGTGGTTAATGAGGATTATGATTACCTGGAATGGGCGGGCGGCTCGAGTTACAGCGATAAGGATAAGTATGACATCAAGAGGTTTCTGAAACCGAAGGAATGGAAGATGTATTACTACGATCAGAACCGCCACGAAACCATACTGAGTACTAATATTAACGACGACATATTCGGGGCTGTCCTGATGAAGGAAGCGTTGTTCACCGGTGGCGGAGACCCGCCGGGGGATTATAATTGGGCTGACAGCATTCAGATGCGGTCTGCTACGGTAGATGGTGTGATGGTTTTTGACGAATACCGGAAAGAAACCCTGCCTGCCTTTACGATGAGGGGTCCTAATGCGGTCTGGAAGGACGGTGCCATCGGCATATCGGGAAGCATGCGTTTCCCCTCCGACAGCCGCATGAACTATATCTATGACGGTGATATGAATATCTCTGCCAATATCCCTTACGCATGCTCCCTTAAGATCGGGGATAAGTATTGGAACGGCAGTGGATGGCAATCCTCATTCGTCCGGTTTGAAATCGTTTTCGAAACGGACAATATCAAGAACTGGGCGAATGTGAAGAGCACGAAAACGCCCGATATGCCATATAGCGGACTGTCCGGGCACATCATCACTCTTCCATCGGACGTACCGATTATCGGAGAATTGGAATTCACGATGTACTGTCGCAGGCAGAGGGTCGCTCTGGAAGTCGGTTTTATCGCATACGGCGCCATTTTAAAGGACTTCCGATTTGACTACAAGAAGAAAGACGGGATCATTGATGAAGGCGAAGACGGTGACCGCTTGTATGAGAATGTGGTCAACGATAAGTTCATGTCCGAACTTGACGAAGTTGAGTTCGGCATAAGCTCTTATAATGCGGACGGGGCTTCCTATAGCAAGGCATTGTTGGGAAATGACTTCTTGACGGATAACCTGTATTCCGCCATTGAGGATAAACTTGTCAGACCCGAAGAAGCCTTCATCCGAAGGGTGATTAACCGTTATAAGGCAACCCAAATCAAGTTAACGCAGGTGATAAAAAACGATGGTTCTATCCATCCGTTTACCCGGTTGTATGACAAATCAGCGGTTAGTAAGAAGTTCATGCTGTTAAGCGGTGTATGGGACTATGAGCGGAATAATATTCAATTATCGATGATAGAAAATGGGAATTAAGTCAGAAATAAGAATAACAAACAGAATCGTTCCGAGAGAACGTGACGGAAAGTGCGCGTCAAGAACGGTTACGGTTACTTCAGGCGGAGGTAGCAGTGATATAGAAGAATTGTCCGATTGGTTTCTGTCTTCCGTGTCAGATGACGAAGCGAAGGGGGTGATTAATTTCCTCAAGGGAATTAAGATTAGCGGGCATGATTTAAAGCGTATCTTGGGAACAGAGGCGGAAGATGAGGATATTACAGACGATGACATCCTTACAGGGTTGTTTGTTCTTGACCATTTCATTAGGAAGGACAAGCCCGACACTGCCAGTGAGTTCATAACTTTTTTGGAAGGATGGTACGGAGGGAATTTTCAGCAAGGATCTACAGGAGCGGGGTTATGGCAGGATGAGCAGGGTGCATGGCATTTGGAGCTTGATTATGCCCATTTCCGCAGGAAGCTGACAGCCGAAGAAATAGAAGTGCAGAAAACCACCCATATCGGTGGCAAACTGATGGAGACCGCTGCCGGAATGTCCTGTATCAAAGTGGAAGACTTGGGAGATTACTGGCGATGCTACATGCGGACTAAGGATGCGGAAGGAAGGATCATATACAATCAGTTTAAGGTAAAGGACCAGGCTTTGGTTGAGACGTTTAACCTGCAAAAACAATCGGACGGGACACTTGGTAATCACTTCTTATGGCGATTGGTGGTTGCTGTAGGTACGGATTATATCGACTTGTCTAAGGATATATGTGCCGCTGAAAGTGATGCTCCTTTGGTCGGTGATGATATTGTGCAGTTAGGGTACCAAGGTACGGATGATCCGAACAGGCAGAACGCGCAGATATTGGCAGGTGCCGGTGAAGGCTCACCGTATATCAAGCAATATGTAGGCATTAACAGTTTCGTTTTGCCGGAAGAGTATACAAGGATTAAGCCGGGAGATAACCTCTTAACCGGGCGTATGAATTTACAACCGGGTTCCACCGGTTCCGCTAATCTGACCGACCTTCCCGATGAGATATATAATGCCGTGCATCTAGGGTCGGTAAACCTGTTACGGAATAGCGGATTCACCGGTGACTATGAGAGTGAGCAACTGTCTTCTTCCGATGAGCTTATGCCTGACAAGGAACTATATAGCAAGCAATTAAAGTATTGGACAGGTGTAGCTACCGTATCCGCCGATAATGATGCCGGTTCCGGGTATTCCGCCGCAATCGGCAGTCTGTCACAATCGGTGGCCTTAATTAAAGGAGAAAGTTATGTTATATCATTTAGAGCAAAAGGTACATCAGTGGCTGTTTCGTGTGGCGATTTCAGCACAACTCAGCCTCTTACATCCGGTTATCAGAGGTACACACTTAAATTCACCTTCAATGGTACAGGTGTGTGTATGCTTAGCGGTACCGCAACCGTTTGTGATATTCAGTTAGAGCGTGGGACCATTGCCACAGACTGGAAACCATCCATCCTGGATAATGATAAGTCCATGGCAGGTTTTCAGGCTATCAACTATATTGCCAGTGCGATTAAAGATGGATCTGTGGATATCCTTGGTGGTCTGATTTTAGCCAACATGATCCAATTGGGTAATTATAAGGATGGCAAGATGCAGAAGGTTACTGCCGGAGTGAGTGGCATATACAATGATGATGATGATGTGGCGTTTTGGGCAGGTGGCACGCTTCAACAGGCTATATTGACCGTAATGAGGTTTCGTGATGATCCCAATTACCAGCCTACTGATGCGGAGTGGGCGAACATGGCGAATTTTGTTGCCTCTCATGGCGGTAATGTGTTTTTAAAAGGATATATCTATGCATTAGGCGGGAAGTTCCACGGTATCATTGAAGCAATGGGAGGATTTTTCCGTGGAAGGGTTGAGACCTCTGTAGATGGAAAGCGAATTGTCATTGACCCGGAAAAGAATACGCTGGAAATGTACACGGCAGAAGGACACGCCACCTTGATTTTAAGGTTTGACAAATCATCGGACGAATGGGAATATGGCGATCTCATCTTGCGGAAGTACGTCAATGATCAACTGGCACTCGAAACGACTGTATATCCGGAGCGTATCAGAATACAGAATCATGTTGAAAAAACGGATATCCTGTTAAATCCCAACAACGTCTCGTTTTACGGATCTAAAGGTGAAACATTAATGGTCGGGATGAAATCGGTATATAATGGGGTAAGCGTGTCTAAGTATGTGGCGGATATAAGTTGCAGTCATTGGCCCGGTAAGGATGATGTCGGTACCGGACAGGTCTATGTGGATTATGAGACGGTGGAAGGTATTATAACTAATGGGGTTTTAAAAGTAAAAAAATAATATGGAACTCAATACAGTCATTAAAACAGGTACCTGGTCTGATGCTGCCGACCGAATCAACAGTAATTTTAGCAAGACTTCCACTGAAGTCGAAAAAATAAAATTAAGCAGCACCCGCAGCAAGGGGCTATATCCTACTATCGAGGCGTTGAAGGCTGCTATACCATCCCCGGTTGTAGGTGATTGGGCTGTAGTAGGTGATACCATACCGGGACCAATCTATCAATGCAGAACAAAAGGCACATGGAGTGCCACAGGTACGACAGGAGGAGGTGGAAGTATAGACCTGTCGGGATACTTAACAGCCGAGGAAATTGACGATGTGACATCAATATTATAGTTATGAGAATCAATTATCAGTCCGATTTTAAAATCATAGAGAAAAATCTGAATGGAGACCTGAAAACTCCTTTCCGGTTTACTTATCAGACAGTATTGTCGAAACCCGTTGTTGCCTCTTTCGACGGACACGACTACAAGAACTGTCGCAGGCTGGATGATGGCAGCCTGCTGGTTGTGTTTGATAATCATGGCATGCGTCCGGGCAACCTGACGGTCAGACGCGAGTATTACCTTACTGATGCTGATTTTGCTGATGGTATCTGTAACCTTGTATCCATGGAGTTTACAGGCATCATCCTTGTCAATGGCAAGTCTGATGACAGTACAGGTACAATTGACGTTTATCCAAACTACCAGAAAGGCGATAAGGGAGACCCAATGACATGGGAATCCATGACAGAGGAGCAGCGTACCGAATTAAAGGACTCTGTGGTAAAGGATGTGCAGAATGAGATGCTTTCTTCCTCTCCAATTTCCGATAAAGAATACGAAGATGTATTGAGTGGTTTCCTTTAATCGGGAATCGATAAAGAATAAATTTACGAATTAAAATAAGAATTATATGGCTAAAATTCATAAACTTACCAAAGGCGGGCAGACTATTTACCCTGCTACAACCACTGATGCGGTGGTACATCCGACTACGCGTAAAAACCTTACGGAAGAACTTTTTGACTTAAAAAAAGAAAACGGTAGTTTGTCATTTTTTAAACAAAATACTTCCTCGCAAGCAGAAAATATAGATTTAAGATGTATTAATTTGAGCCTTAAATCCGGTTCTTACTTAAAATTCAGAGTTGACTTATTAAAAGGAGAAGCTACTAATACTTATGAGATGTTATCGTATTATGGAAAAACTTATTTTGACAAGACTCAATTTAACATTGGGGAGGAATATATCCTTCCTTTAATCAAGGACTTCGATACTGATACAGAATTAGTATTGGGGGCATATATAAAGAATGCTAAGCCTCATGTCGAAGCTAAGTTCACCGCAATCGTAAACTACCAATTAAACGCATCATTTCCGGTAATTACCGATAAGATAGCTGATGGTGCCATTACAACTGCTAAAATAGCTGATAATTCCATAGATACTTACAAAAAAATAATAAATCCTCTATTTCTCAGTATTCCCTATTGGGGAAATATCATAAAAGATGTATATATTGATTCGGAAGATATTCCAAAAGATGCGAAAAACCCCGAAAAGCCTCTGTTTACTCTCGAACAAATTCTTTATGCATATGGGGAGAAGGGATGGAATAGAATCAGAATAGCTTACCTAAAAAATGATGGAACTTACGCTAATCCTTTTGGCGACACCATACAAACCGAAGATAAACAAGGCAGTAATGCTGCCATTAAATTTGGACTTAGCGGGAAAAGCTATGCGATAGTGAATTTCTCAGAATTATCTTACCTTGGATATCCTCTCAATAGTGAAATCGTATATAATTTCACAGGTGATTACAAGTTTATAACCGAACGTATAGTTCATAGGCAATTTCACCCCGAAGTTATACCCCCGCGTAGTATAAGCAGCGATATGTTAGTGGATGATTTGCCGGGTTCGGGAAATCCGTATTCTGGTTTTGAATTATATACAATTGGAGATAGCTTATTCGCCGGCGGTGTTTGGCAAAATGAAGTTGCAAAACGTTTGGGAATAAAGTTTGACCAAAATAAGAATGCAGATCCGAGTTTTCCATTATCAATCGGAGGGACATCATCAGATATGAGTAGGATAGGTACAACCTATTTTAGGACACTGAATTTGATTAAGAAAGGGTATATTCAAGATAAAGGTGAAAAATCTGTAATCATATTGGAGAATGTTAATGATGGAATATTTGATTTTGATGTGGCAGCTCCATCCTTTAAAATGGATAAGAGCTACTCTGTCAATGAATTGTCTACATCGAATCTAAACGATATACCCCAAAATGAGCGTTCTTTAAATGCAGTAGTAGGTTTGAAAAAAATTTCAAATGGAAAGAAATTGATTATAAATACATTGCCAACAAAAGAGGGTGATGTTAGGATTAGAACCGGTTGGGCCGGGCCGGGAGAAAGCGACTATAACATACATGTAATTCCGCAAGGTAATGATGAATTAACGAAACAATATGTCATTGATAGAATCGTAGAGTATTCGTATAAGGGTATCTTTGATACTGCTGGAAGTGATGGCAACAGTGTTTATTTCACCAATGGGAATAATGATTATGAGACCACCTTGAATTTTACTGATGCCGGTGGGACAGGTATGTCTTGCAGT